CACGGAGACACTCCTAGAGTTAATACTCCGCACAGTAGAAGACGGGTTAGCCTTTCAGATTTTGAATGGGCTGATTTAATAGATGATCTTGACAAGGTAAGAATGCTTGTAGATCCAACTAGCAATTACGCTAAAGCAGCTGCTGCTGCCATGAATAGAACAATCGATGATCAAATCATCGCTGCTCTTGGTGGCTCTGCAGATACTGGCGCTGCTGGTGGCTCTGCGGTTGCATTACCATCAACATCTAAATTCGCAACTGCACAACAAGCAGACGGATTAACAATTGCTAAGTTATTAGAAACTAAGTTTTTCTTTGACAATGGCGATGTAGATCCATCTTTAAAAAGATACTTTGTGTGTGGACCAAAACAGATCCAAGATCTATTAGCTACAACAGAAGTGAAGTCATCTGATTTCAACACTGTTAAAGCACTTGCTCAAGGCGAAATAAACTCATTTATGGGTTTTAATTTCATCACAAGCAATCGTCTAACCACCGATACAGACGGTAACCGCCAGGTTATTTGTTTTGCATCTGATGGTGTAAAAGTCGCAATGGGCAAAGAGCCTATGGCGAAAATCGATGAACGTGCCGACAAATCCTACGCAACGCAAGTCTACTACTGTCAAACTCTTGGTGCTACGCGCATGGAAGAGGTAAAAGTAGTCGAAATTGCTTGCACTGAATCATAAGGAGATTGAGAAATGGCAACAGTTTATTCGACACAACGAACCAACAATCGTGCAACACCAGTAGCTATGAATAAAGCTAATGAGTTAGGTGGTCGTATCCGCTGCGCTCATGGTGTCTATGAAGCATCTTCACTTTCAGCTGGTGACGTTATTGAGATGTTTATCTTGCCAGATGGCGCAAGATTGTTAGAAGGATCACTAGCACATGATGCTTTGGGTTCATCTACAACTCTGTCAGTTGGCTATGCTGCACACACAAATGCAGCTGGTACAGCCGTAAGCGCTGCTGCAGCCGCATATAAAGCAGCAGCTGCGTCAACATCAGCACAAAAAGTAGATATTCTTGCTACTTTAGCTCTAGGTTCTGGAACAGAAACCGACACTGACGGAAGTGGTGTCGCTGTAACAGTGACGATGGGCGGTGCTGCTGGCACTGGCACAATCGAAGTAACCATTAAATACGTGGTTGATTAATTAAGAGGGGCGTGAAAGCGCCCCCCTTTTTTATGGGGAAAACAAATGACTTCTGTAGTTGATATAGCAAACTATGCGCTGAATACGTTGGGAGCGACAAACATTAGCTCGCTCGATGAAAACAGTAAGGCAGCACGTATTATTGATCAACGATATGAGTCAGTACGAGATACTGTCTTTAGAGCACATCCCTGGAATTGTTTATTACGCAGAGCTGAACTGGCGAAAGAAAGTACCGCGCCAGAATTTGGCTATGCAAATCAATATGCACTGCCAACAGATCCATTTTGTCTGCGTGTATTAGAGTTTTCTAATGGTACGTTAAGCTATCCCCAGGATAATATGACAAGCAACTCGGGTGGCCCTGTATTTGTCATCGAGGGGCGTAAGCTGCTAACAGATGAAGGTATTGCAAAAATCAAATATGTCGGGCGTGTAACTGATCCACAGCAATATGAAGCTAATCTAACAGAAACGATGGCGGCAAAGCTGGCAATGGAAATAGCCTACGCACTCACTGGGTCTAATTCACTTGTCCAGCTTACGGCTGGTTTATACGATCAGAAACTAAAAGAAGCACGATTTGTTGATGGCACTGAGGGCGCACCTCAACGCATCGAGGCAAGCGAATTTATTGAAGCGAGATTGTAATGGCGCGATCAGCTCCAGCACTATCCACCTTTACAGCCGGAGAAATCTCTCCGCGCCTAGAGGGTCGGATTACCATAGAAAAATACAGAGAGGGTTTATCTGATCTTACCAATATGATCGTGCAGCCGCATGGCGGTGTAACCAGGCGTCCTGGTACAGAGTTCTTAGGGGAAGTAAAAAACAGCGCAGCAAAAACCAGACTTATACCGTTTGAGTTTAAAACAGCTGATACATACGTTTTAGAGTTTGGTAATCAATACATGCGTGTTCTACGCAATGGGCTCCAAGTTTTAGAAGCAAGTGCAAAAGCAGTAAGCGCAATTACAAAGGCTGACCCAGGTGTGCTGACCAGTAACGGTCATGGGCTAAGCAATGGCGATGAAGTATACCTATACAACTCATCTCCCATGACAGAATTAAAAGCGCGAAACTATCTTATAGCAAACGTCACAACAAATACATTTACGCTGACAGATCTATACGGTGCAGCGATAGATACTACGAATTTTACGACATACACGAGCGGTGTCAGCGTTGATAAGCTTTTTGAACTGGCAACGCCTTATGCAACGGCTGATATACCCAATTTACGCTTTGCGCAGTCAGCTGATGTGATGTACCTGGTGCATCCTTTATACCAGGTTAGAACATTAGTAAGAACAGATCATAATGCTTGGTCAATAAATGCAATTTATCTAGGTGAGCCGCAAGCAGCAAAAACAATAACAGGAGCAACTCAAGCAAATCCTGGGGTTATAACCAGCAGTTCGCATGGCTTTAGTAATGGGGATCCGGTTTTAATTGAAGCTGTGTCTGGTATGACAGAGCTTAATGACAAATATTTTAAAGTGGCAAACGTTACGTCGAACACTTTTACGTTACAAGACATTGATAGCAACAATATAAATACAACGGGCTTTACAGCCTATACGTCTGGTGGGACGGCAAAAAAAATAGTGCCATCTGTACCAGCGCTTTATGGTGCTGCAAATAATCCATCTGTTGTAACATTTTTTGAGCAACGCCTAGTCTTTGGTGCAACAAGCAATAATCCACAGACACTATTCTTTAGCAAGTCTGCACAATACGAAAATTTTACAATAGGGTCGGGCGCGGATAACGATGCGCTCATTTACACAATTGCGTCTAACAAAGTGAACGCGATTAGGTATCTGTCAGCGACAAGAATACTAATTATTGGTACATCCGGTGGTGAGTATGTGCTGACAACAACAAACGGTGGGCCAGTAACAGCAACAACAACGGTGATCCGCAAATATAGCAACTATGGCTGTACAAATGATGAGCCTGTACAAGTTGCAGACCTGACATTGTTTATTCAACGCGGTGGTCGAAAGGTCAGAGAGTTTAGATACGCTGGAGAAGTCGATACGAGCGGATATGCGGCCCCAGACATAACGATATTGGCAGAACACCTTACAAAGGGTGGTCTGACTGATTTCGCTTATCAGCAAGAGCCTGAGAGCATTGTTTGGGCATTACGTGCAGATGGCACATTGTTGGGTTTAACTTATCGACGCGAAGAAGAAGTGGTTGCCTGGCATAAGCATGTCATAGGCGGTGTGTTCGGGTCTGGTCAGGCAGTTGTCGAAAGCATTGTAACCTTGCCAACAGATAGTGGCGAAGATGAGTTGTACATGATTGTAAAACGCACGATCAACTCACAGACAAAACGCTACATCGAGGTTATGAAAACCTATGACTTTGGGTCGGTGCCAACAACCGCATTTTTTGTTGATAGTGGATTAAGCTACGCTGGAAGCGCTACAACAACACTTACCGGAATGCAGCACATCGAAGGTCAGACGGTATCGATCTTGGCAAACGGTGCAAGCCATGCAGACAAGGCTGTATCAGCAGCAAGTATTAGTTTTGACATAGATGTAACTTCAGCGGCTATAGGCTTTGGCTACACAAGCCAAATGCAAACTTTGCGACTAGAAGCTGGGTCAGTTGATGGCACCTCTCAGGGCAAGCCTAAGCGCATTCACGCAGTAACGTTGCGATTAGACGAAACGGTAGGGATCGAGGTTGGCCCCGATGAAAATAGCTTAGATAGAATATTCTTCCGCGATAGCAGCATGGCAATGGATACTGCTGTGCCTCTGTTTACCGGAGATAAAGAAATAGAGTTTCCTGGTGGTTTTGATGATGACGCTAAAATATTCGTCAGGCAAACGCAGCCACTGCCTATGACAGTGTTAGCGATTTATCCAAGGCTCAACACTTTTGATCTGTAAAAGGTAATTTAATGGAAGTAACAACGGCATTAGCAATAGCAAATTTTGGTTTAGGTTTGTTTGGCGCAAGCAAATCAAAAAGTGCAGCTGACAGAGCAGCTGAAGCGGCACAAGAGGCGGCAAACTTTAATGCTGATATTATTGAGCGTGATCTTGATACATTAGATCGTCAGTCAAAGCTTGTTGATGTTGCAAAAGTTCTACGTGAAAAACGTGGCAGATTTGACTTTGCAAACCTACAGGGCTCAGTCGTAACCGGATATGCAGCAAATGGTATTGATATAGCGTCTGGAACTCCGATGCGAAAGCTTCGCCAAAATGCTAGAGTTTTTGAGTACGATATGGCTGTGCAGAGATTTAACGACAGCGTAACGCAAATGAAAATTGAAGACGCAAAAGAAAACGTCAAACTCACAGCGGAGCTTACAAGAATGGAAGGTGGTGCATCAGCTGGTGCATTACGAGCCCAAGGTACACAATCGCTTATCGCTGGTATTGGTAGCAGCTTAAATTATGGAATGGGCTCTGGGTTGTTTGATGAGGGTGCATTTAGATCCTCGCCAGTAGGGATCACAAACTTTGGCAGACCACAACCACGCCCAGGATCTCTTGGCAGTACTATACGAATATAGGATAAAAAATGAGAATACCTACGTATCGAGGTCAGGCACAGATTACAACGCAAGCGCCTGGACAAAGCTTTACTGCACGTAAAAACCCTAATCCGTTTGTTCAACAAGCTCTTGCCAAGGGAAACATGCAAGCGGAGTTGTTTTCTCAAGCGGCAAGCTATGCGGCAACGCAACGCAAGATCAAAGTAGAGGCACGTAAGAACGAAGCTATTCTTGGCGCTAAAGAAGCCATGATGCAGCTATCAGATGCGTTTCTGAATGATAATCAGCCCTATGATATTTTTGAGCCAGATGGAACGGGCCGATGGGATAAAGAAACAAAAGATATAAAGAATAAACTCCGGTCAAAGATTGGTACGGATCGATATGCGCTGGCTGCATTTGATACAGCCTTTGCACAAGCTGAGTTGCCTTTACGGTTTCAGTTAAAAGGACAGATCGATACCAAAATAGAAAAGATGCACGTTGCTTCTGTTAATGAGGGCTGGGAAGATTTTATTATTAAGTATTCAGATCCAAACGTTAACACGACTACTTTTGATATAGATTTTGCTGCTGAAAAAGAGAAAACAAGTAAGGCAGTTGAACTAGGTGGTTTTGAAGAAGATGTAATGTCAGAGCTGCCTAATAACGTTTTAAAAAGAATAGCGACAAATCTTATGCCAGCCTATGCTGGGCGTGATCTAAGCAAAGCAATGGATCTTACAGAGGCTTTTGAGCAAATACAGCTAGAGGCAGCTGGTAAAATTGATGAAGCAATAATTAGCGATGATATACCACAACATGTTATTAATGTTCTAAAGCAAATATCTCCAGCTGATGCACAAGACATATTGCTAGGCACATTAGATAACGCAACAAAGTTTTATAATTTTCAAGAAAAAATAGAAGACGAAATCCTAGAAACACAAAATAGAAAAAACACTAAGGCATATAATTTTGCTTTGGGTGTTCACAATGGTGATAATGTTTCTGTTGAAACTATGGAACAGCTGCTTAACCCTCTAGACTTAAATGCGTTTAAAACAAAATTTCCAAATGGTGCAGTTGGGTTAGAAGCAAAACATTTTTTAAATGATGTTCTTGGTGCAAAAGGTCAGTTCTGGCTTGATAAAACGCAACAAGATCAGCTGGCTACAGAACTTGATGTTAGTACAAACGTAATCTTTGCAGCACCAGGCAAAGCAAACCAAGCGGAAAATAGTAGGTTATTTGGATTAGCTGAACGTGGTGAATTAAAAATTGAAGAACTTACAAATAGCCGACCACTTATAACATCTGAGCAACACAACAATATTTTAAGAATGATACAATCTGAAAGCGATGAAGCGTTAGGCGAAGCTAAACAAATTTTAAAATTAAGCTTCCGATATAATGAATTACAAGCGATTGGAAAAGACGATAATTTAGCACAAGCGTCCAAAACAGCCTACGAGTCAGCAGCAGCAGAATTGTTATTAGAAAGCAACAAAAGACAGTCAGAGGGAAATCCTATGACACGTTCAGAGCTGCGCGAGTTTGCACAAAAAACACTTAATGAATTTATGGTGGTTTATACAGAAACACTGCGTGTTGAATATAATAATTTTATTGATAATTTCGCAGCAAATAATATCCGCAACGGTTTTGTAATAGATAAGACAGATCCACTTGGAAGCGTACAAGAACACTACAATAACTTAGATGCAGCTGGTCAAGAGCAGCTACGTAATGAGTTAGGTATTTTTAGGCAAAGAATAATTTCTGCTTTTTCAAATAGAGGATTATTTTAATGAGTGATCTATTAAATAATCTGACTGATTATGAAGTTGAAAAGTACATTGAAGCAGAAAACGTTATTAAATCTGGCATTAATCCACAAACAACAAAAGGTAAAAAAAGCGTATTTAATCCAGAAACTGGTACGCATGATATTCTAACGCGAATGGGCAGTGGTGGGTACGTCAAAATAGGTGAAGAAAGTCTAGATGTAGAAGCTACCAGGCCAGGGTCTATTCTTCTCAACGGCATGGAGTATGGCAGAGAAACGCCAGAGTATCAGCGGTATTATCCCGATCCAGAGCCACAGCCAGAGGTAATGAGCACAAGCCCCTCAATGGGCGAGCTAGGACAAGCAGAAGCAGCTCCGGTTGTTTCAGAGCAAACACGCATTGAGGACGCAAGAGCTTACGCTACTTCTCTCGGCAATCCTACAGCGCAAGATTTGTTAGCGGCTGGATATTCTCCAGAAGTAACAAACGCAGTCTTTGGCAATCAAGCGCAAGACAACATGCCTAATGAAGTGACACGCACAGAGCCGTTATCTGCTGCAGAAGTTGAAGAAACAATTCGTAACGGTGGATCCGTCATTGGCGAGTACGATCCCACCTTGCGAGAAACTGGTAAACTGCAATTAAGTCAGTACCTATTAGGAATGGCAGAACAAAGTTTTGTAGACGATCTGCGAGCTCAAGGTTTAACAGAAGATAATATACAAAGGCAGTTAGAAGCAGTCAGGCCACGGCTTAAAAACGAAACAAGCGTTTTGTCAGACATGTTTTTTGGCAGCTCAAACTCGCTAGGTATCGGTGTTGGTGATTTTGTAACCGCTGGTATTATGGATATCCAAGAGGGTGCAAGGTTATTTAAACAAGGTCGCACCAGTGGCGGTGTTGATCGAGGTCTTGGCGCTATGTTGGTTCTTGCCGGATTAGCAGAAGCCACTGGTGTTGGTAAGTTAATAAGTAAACCTCTTAAAGCAATTATATCAAAAGCGC